TTTTTCAGATGTACTAGTATAATCATTAGAAAACTGGGACCCCCCAGAAGGAACAACGAGAATAAACCTAGTGTTTCTAGGCACACCCAACATGCCTGCCCCGGCAAGTCCTGTACACGTTAAAGTACTTCCAGAAATATCCCCTGTAACCGCAAGATCTCCTGTAAGATCTCCTGTAACGGCAAGATCTCCTGTAACCGCAAGATCTCCTGCAGAGGTAAGGTTATTCCCGCTTCTGGTTATTGCTGTAGAACCGTCAACGATTGAGTCTTTCTGTGCAGTAGAAGTAGTGAGTACCCCAGCACTCATGTCAAGATTATCTATTATAGCCTTGATGTGCTCCGATATAATAGAGACTGTAGATGAAATAGATTGAGTTACAAAAGAAGGTTCAGTATCATCTAATAATTCAAGATCTAGAGTAATATCATTTGTTATGCTTTCGATCTTAAAATCACCTTTGTTCGCTGCATTTGCAGAAGAGTTGCTGATTGTAATTTTGTCACCTACAGCAAAGCTTGCAAAACCTCTTGTAACGTTTGTTGTTACGAAATTATTATTTGAATCAAACGTCAAAGTGTGCGCTACTCCCTTTTGATCACTCTTATCTGCTTTCCTATATAGCGCAGTATCAACATCATCTAGGTTAGTATTTACAAGTGTGCCCCAAGTATCGTTTGCCCCCCCAATTTCGGGCTTCGTTAAGTTGAAATTTGTTGTGAAAGTATTAGGCATTATCTTCTCCCCATTATTAAGGTCCGGGCCTGGTAAAGTTCAGTGTCATAATTTCCTGCCCCGAAATATGTTCCTTCAAGTGTTGGTGACTTTTCTGTGAAGGTTACTGTTGGACTAGTTTGATCTGCAAAACTTACAGAGGTTGCTGACTGACTAGAAAATGTAACTGTTGGCGAAGTTTGTTCTTCATAAGCTTGGTTTAAAAATGTTGTACTCATTTCCAACCTCCGTAATCAAGGTTCCTTTTTGCTCTCATTACAATAGTTCCACTTTCTGTTTGTGATCTTTCGTCTGAGATTCTGAGCTCCTCAATTGCTTTGCCTAAGAATGACCCCCAAACTCCAATTCTCTCATCATTCATAAGGAAGGGTTCAGCTTGAACTAGGGTTCCAAATAAATAACAGTCCACCTGATTCGTTAATAAGAAATTAGAAGTATTGGAATCTGACAAAGGAGCGATAGTAGAGTAATAAATTACCTCTATCTCATAGGTTGTATCGGGGGCAGGATAAAACTCGAGGTCCGAGCCAGTGATAGCAAAATATCTTGGTTTGCCTGTAGTTGTAGACTGTGACTTCAGGGTGTCTAAGGCAGACAAAGAAACCTGCTCAAGCCTAACTATAGGATCACTGTTTAGCTGGATATTATATAATTCCAGTAGATCAGTGGGCATAGTGACGAACTGAGTCGAAACGTCTGAGGTGCTCCGCTTGATTTGATTCCGAGTTCTTAGTACCCGGTTAAAAGACGCTTCAGCAAGAGATATAAATTCTTTAATTTGCGCATCAGAAATATCAGATCGATTCAGGTACGTCTTTGCTGCACTGATCAGGGTGCTGTAAGACGTTATAGCCACTATTTTTTCCCGTTACCTTTTTTACTGCGTTCAATTGCACGGTTACAGATCATTCCCATAAGGATAAAATCTCCTGCTCCTCCACCAAAATTTTTCCTAATCTTGTTGAAAGCTTGTACGTCAGGTTTTCCTTCGTCCCCAAGATCGAGAACTTTGTCTATCTGAATTTCAATGTAATCTTTTAAGGCTTGTTTCATGATTTTCCTTTCATGTTATTTATGAGGTTAGAAAATATTTGTTATCAGGATCTCGATACCACTTTTTCCACGCATCTGAGTCGTTTGCCCAACCTTCTCTGACTGCACGGTAGTATATTATGTTCGGGATCTCTGCTATAGATCTGACGCAACTTTTCCGATCTATTGGAACGTGGTTACGCTTTGCGTGACAATACTTTAAGAGTTTTGACACGTCTTGCTTGCGGTTAAACGTAATAATATTATCACTAGGGGAAACATGATATTCACTCATCACATCTCCCCTGTGATCATAAATTACGCTACTAGGTGAAGTAGCTTTTAACATTACTTAGCTACTATGCGTAGGTTTTATTAATATCGAACATCCAACCAAAAGCTTGAACGTTGGACATTTGAATGCCCCACTCGCATAACAGATTCGTAACGTCTGCGTCACCCTGCTTAGCCAGGACTTGACTTGTGAAAGGTCTTAGGAACGCAACGTTCAAATAATCCCAATCAACGAAACCAACATCAACACCGTTGGTTACTGTCATATGTCGGTCCATCATAACCTTGCAGTCACCAAAATCGGTTTGTACAAGTGTTACGTTGTTCGCAACTGTCTCTGGAGACACTATAATTTGAGAAGCAGATCGTCCTGCGAAGTCCGAAATTTCTCTCTTTATAGCACCGTTACAAAGGACTGTATCTAACTCTCCTCCGTTATCCCAGATACCGTTTGCCACTGACATAAACCGTGCTTCGGACATTACTACTAAAGAACCTGCTGCAGTGGTTGAGTCGGTGTGTGCTCCTGTTGCACTCGTTGCCACTACTGTCTTTGTAGATGAAGTCTCGTCTATTGCGATTGAAGTATCAGTTGCTGCCCAAACAGTAGAAGCAGTTCCAAGTCTACCAAGCATATGAGGCAACGATTCGGTCTGCCTTGCAGTACCTCCTGATGCCCCAGCAATTGCCGGGTTATGACTCAAGATTGTTTTTTCAATATCAATCTTTAGCTGCTTTGATCGCAGTGCCATTTGGTGTGCCATTTCTTGGGCTTTTGCATGTTGAGAAACACTTTGCAGCGTTCCAGAAACAGTTGCATTACGCCAAGAAATTTGCGTGTAGTTATTCAGCAGTGTAGTTGCTGTACCTGCGTCCAACTCTGCATCCACCTCGAGGATTTTTGCACCCTCGGCATGTTTATTAGTTGAAGCTGATGTTGGCAAAGATTCTATCTGCCATTGAAATAAAGTATTTTGAACGTCTCTGCGTCCCGCATTAGAAAGTGCGGGTGTATTATCAGGGTCCAAATTAAAAATTACAGAACTTATATCCTCCTTTATAGATGAAGCATCATAAGTTTCCATAACGTCTGTTAATTGTGCCATTTTTTACCTCCGTAGCATGATTTCAAACGCACTCGCTGCGTCCTTTAATTTACCTGTTTTCCTTAATTGTAATTCCGCTTTTTTGAATTCTGACATCTTTTTTCGAGGTGCATTGGCATTTCTTACTGCAGTTGAAGAAGCAGGAGTTGCTAAAGCTTTTTGTTTCAAGTTGCCTTTTTTACCTTGCAACTCGTCCCAAAGGAAAGCTTTTCTCAACATATTAATTGCACGAGAATCAGAGACATTATTCAGTTCTTCATCTGAGTAGGAATTTGCCCTACCGTATGCAAGTAATGCTACTTTTTCCTTTTCTGCAGTTTGCTGATCCTTCCACTCGGGAATCAACTCCTCAAGCTTTTGTGCTTCGGCATAAAGTGACCTCTGCTGCTCAAGTTTGTTTTGTTGTGCCAATTGTTGTTGCATCGCAAAAACCTTCTGTTGCGCAGTTTCACGCTCAGAAGATTTCTCCTGCATCTCTTGTCGTTCAACTAAGAATTGCATAGGATTTTCAGCTTTTAACTGGTCCCAATACTCGTCTGAGTTTTCGACTTCCTCGACTTTTTTAAGAGAGTCATATTCGTCTTGAAGCTGATTAGCGAGTGATTGAATTGCTCTAAGAGAGTTTCTTTCCTCGTTAAGCTGCTTTTTTTCTGCAGCTACTTCCTGAGTCTTCTTTGTATAATCCTGTTGCCTTAGAACATAATTTTGAAGTTCAGTTTGATCAACCTCAATAACTGCTCCGTTCTCCCCAAAGGGCAAAGCATATTTTTGAGCTTCGACTAGCTGCTCTTCTTCCTCTTCTTCAGTTACTTCTTCAGAAGATTCCTGTTCTTCTTCAACAGGTTCTAAATGATCAACAGATTCTGAAGGTTGCTCTTCTTCTGCGAGTGCCTCAGATTCTGTTGGTTCAGGTTCCTTACCTGATAAAAGGGTTGCAAACGCATTTTCTGCAGTCTGCATACTTTCTTGGGGTTGTGCTTCTTCACTCATTTTCGTTTTAATCTAAGTGTTTTTGCTTCTATGCTCCCCTCATTCATTATTCTTATAAGTGCTTCTTTCAATTCGTCAAGAAGCTTAATCCTGTTGTAATGCATTTCTCGGATTTCGTTTTCTAGTGGATCTGTGTTAATGAGTTTTTCAGTAAGAATCTTTCTTAATTCTTCCCAGGACTCATTAAATATTGCTGCTCTAAAGATCCTCCCGGCCTCTTCCGCTCGGGCAATTTTATTAGTATCTGCCAATGTTTATTTCTTATGTTCGCTCAAGGTATAGTACACTGAGTTAAAAGATAATTTATTCTATGCCCCAGTGGCTTCTTCTTGCTCTTGCTGAACTTGGAATGCTGCACCGAAAATTGGTAGTGCAACTGCAGGAAGAACTGCACCGTTTTTCAAAGCTTTCCTTAATCCCTTAAATCCTTCTTCTGCAAGTATTTCTAATGCTCTCATATGATCTTCCCTCAGAGGACTATTCATCTTTTTTGCCCAATCGGTTGCCCTGCTTATTTGGTTATGAATCAACGTCCTGAACTCAGGTGAACTATCTATACTATCTAATACTGCAGGAATATCTTTATTGTCAAGAATCTCAAAAATCTTATTTGTTCTGAGTCCTCTTCCTGCATTCTCGGGTGCAGAATTTGAAATCTTATTCATTCCTTCATAATCCACATATCCGCTTATAACTCTTCCACGGTCTATTTTCCCTGAATCAACTTGTAGAATTTCACCTAACTCTTCTTTCCAACCTCCAACTGCAACTCGAGTTTTTGTTGCTTTCTTCCCTTCAAGGAGTCTCCTCATTTTAGGACCGTCTGGGAAACCTT